GATAGCATTACACTTGACATCCGTTTTTAAATACCGCATAATGTAAGTGAAGTAGGTTATTTGACAGGGGAATTTATGGCAGAAGAAAACGGAAAACAAGAACCAGTAAAAACAGAAGTACAAATTGAAACAAAGCCGATAGAACCGCCAAAAGTTGAATTTTATCGCACATTTACAACGCAAGAAGATTTTGACAATGAAACTGCAAAAATCAGGGGAACGGCAGAGCGAAAAGCTAAAAATGAGCTATTAAAACAGCTTGGAATAGATAGCGAAGATAAACTTGAAGCAATTAAAAATGCTTATCAAAACTCTTTAACAGAACAGGATAAAATCAATGAACAATTAAAACAGCTTGACACATTAAAAGCTGAATTAGCTGAAAATAAAGCTATAATCACAGCTTTAAGTAAAACAAGTAATAAACCAGCAGAAGAAATTACAAAACTTGTTAAAATGGCTAAAGGTCTTGTATCAGAAGATTGTACTATTGAACAGGCTTTAGATGAGGTTATTAACCTTATAGGTAAAAAAGAAGAAAAACCTCAAATACCTACAAGTCAAGTTGTAACAACGATACCTGATAACAATATACCGGTTGAAGAAAATCCTTTTAAAACTGGTAATATTGATGGTATGATGAAACTTATAAAAGAAAATCCTGAAAAGGCTAAACAGTTAGCAAAATTGGCTAATTATCCGATAAACTTTTAAACTTTTTCATAATAGGGAACTTACCCCGATTAAGTAAGGCACAGGTAACTTAAACCTATCAGAAATTAAGGCACAGTCATACAATAATAATTGAGTAACTTGCACTCATTGACTAGAAGTAAGGCATCAGTTATACCTCCTGACCGTATCAAAAGGTAAAACAGACGCACTTATTTATAGGAGAATTTTATTATGGCATCAACAAAACTAGCTGATATGATTGTGCCCGAGGTGTTTGCACCTTATGTTATCAGAAGAACAGCGGAATTATCAAATTTAGTACAATCCGGGATTATTTCATCTAATCCTATTTTAGACGGACTTGTAACTGGTGGCGGTAGAACTATTGAAATGCCTGTATTTAACGATTTATCAGGTGATGATGAAGTTTTAGGCGAAACGGCTGCAACCGTTGGCGGAATTACAACTGCAAAAGATATAGCACCTGTATTACAAAGAATCAAAGCTTGGGGTGCTACTGAATTGGCTGGTGCATTATCAGGTACAGAACCGATTAAAGCTATTGGTGAATTAATCGCTAATTACTGGGTAAGACGTGAACAGAAAACTTTAATATCTGTTTTAGAAGGTGCTTTCAGTGCTTCTAATATGGCTGGTTTAGTTCTTGATATTACTGGTAATGTTGGTGCAAGTGCAATTTCAGCAAATGCAGTTTTAGATGCAAAACAATTAAAAGGTGATTCAGCTCCTGATTTAGTTGCAATCGCTATGCACTCAGCAACATTTACAAAATTACAAAAAGATAATGTAATTGCTTTTATTCCGGCGGCTGAATCTAAAATTCAAATACCGACATATTTAGGTTATAGAGTTATTATAGATGATGGACTTCCTTATGTAACTCCGGGCAAAGCAGCTTATACAATTACAATAGGTGGTACTTATGCAGCAGATGAAACTGTAACAGCTGATAGCGTTACATATACAGTTAAAGCGGCTGATACTACAAACGCTAAAATTGCACAAGGATTAAAAGCAGCACTTGACGCTGATACTACTTTTAAAGGTAAATTTGTTACTACCATTAATGGTGCAGTTATTACAGTAGTTCAAAAAACTGCAGGAACAGGTGATATTCCAACTGTTTCTAAGTCATCAACATCAGGTACAGTTGCAGCTGCTACAATAACAGATGGAACAGGTAACGGACTTTATACAACTTACTTATTCGGTCAAGGTGTAATTAGCAGAGGTGAAGGCGTACCTGCTGCATTAACTCCGTTTGAAACTGACAGAGATAGTCTTGCATCAACTGATATTTTGATTAATAGACGTGCTTTTGTATTGCATCCGCAAGGTATGGCTTGGCAGCCTGCAAGCTCATTAACAGGTGCTACACCTAATAATACCGAACTTGCAACCGGTGCAAACTGGACAAGAGTGGCAGACGTTAAGAAAATGGGTATCGTTAAGTTAGTACATACTCTATAATTGGAGGCAAATTATGGGTTTAACTTTTTTTAATGCTCAAAGAGCTAGACAAAAAGAGCTTGAAAATTCTATTAAACCTCAGTCTATACTTGAAGAACAACCTACTTCCCCCGATACAATCGGGGAGGTAGGAACTTCAATAGAAAATGAGATTGAAGAAATCAAGCCAAAAACAATCAAGAAAAAAAGGAAATAGTTAAAAAATGAAAGACGATATACTTGAATACGTTAATATACTATTAGAAGATAGCGGTATTACAATTAGTGATAATCGTCTTTCTTTTTTAGTTGATGAATTTATTGATGAAGTTAGTGTTTATTGCAATAGAACATTATGCGAATTTCCTAAAGAGTTAAAACGTGTAACAGCAAAAATCATTTATAACTATTTACAATTAAATAGTACAAGCGGTAATGGTGCAAAAATATCTAGCATATCAGAGGACGGTAGGACTGTTAATTTTGATTTAAACGGTATTACGGTTGATGAAAAAAATCAAATATATGCTACAACTCTTTTAAATAGATTTAAAAAGCTTTATAGGGTTGAATGTGATGAGTAAAATCGATTTTACAAAATTATCAAAACCTATAAGTGATGCACTTGATACTGATTATATGGACATATACAGACAATTTGAGGGCAGTCCTAAGCGTGATTTATTATATTCAAATGTACCTTGTCATATTGCTATTAAATCAAGTGATAATGCAGACCCGTCAAGTGTTGATGTTCAACCTATCATAACAAGTTTGCGTATACATTGCGGTACG